AGTCACCGAGATGCCCGAGATGTGCTTCACATACGCATTGGCATCAGGCGTCGAACTCACTACGCCTATTGAGCACCAGTCGACGGCGGGCTCGGGCTGCTTCGGCACAATCGGCTGCCAGCGCGGCCGCACCAGGCTCGCCGGCAATCCTGTGATGCCGACCACCATAGCCTGCAGCACGGAGTCGAGATCGTCATCCTCTAGGGGTGCTGGAGGAGCGACTATGGTCATGCGGCGATCTTCTGGGGTAGCAAGTAGTAATAGCCCGGTGAGGGCATGGGAATCAATGCGGACGCCGGCAGCAGATAGGCCGGTGGCGCGGCATAAGTCACCGTCACTCTCGGCGCTATCCCGTCCAATGCGAGCGCGCCCACTGGCGAGGCCACCATGGCGGCTGAGAGCGGCACGGTGCCGGTCAGCGTGAGATTTCCTACTGATGGGGTGAGCTGTCCCGATCCGCTCGGGGCGGTACCCGCGAGGGTGATCGTCGCCGTGCCAGGCGCCAATGTGAGCCTCAGGGATGCTCCCATGCCTGCCAGTCCAACGGCGGCCGTCTGCGGGCTCACCATCAAAGCGACCGAGGGCACGGGGCCGTTCAAGGCGATAGCCCCCGCTGACGGGGTAATGACCCCAGGCTGTGCGGGCGCGAAGCCCGTAAGCGTAATTGAACCTATTCCTGGAGCGAGCACTGCACCCTGAACGAGGGTAGATGCCGGTCCGGAAAGGCTGATGCCGCCGGTGGACGACGTAAGAACAGTACCGCGTACGAGCGTACTCGAGACGCCAGACAGGGAGATTTGCCCAACGCCAGGGGAAATCCCCAGCCCTAACCCTGGAGCCCCGCCGGCGAGGATTACGATACCCACCGTCGGCGTGATTACAGTTCCCCGAGCCAACGCTACCGCCACGCCATTCAGCGTGATCGCGCCAATTGTCGGCGCGACACCCAAAGATAGGGTGGATGCGACGCCAGTGAGCGTGATAACGCCAATCGTGGGGGAAGCGGAAGTCCCTCGCGTCAGCGTAGGAGACGCGCCGGCCAAGGAAACCGAGGTAGCCCCAGGGGCAATGACTGTGCCGGAAATCACTCCCGGCGCAATTCCGCTTAGAGCGAGAGCGCCGACGGGCGAAACGATGCTCAGTGCGAGTGTACCGCCGACGCCCGTCAGAGTTATCGCACCCACGGACGGCGCGATGACCGTGCCTCTGATGAGCGTTGACGCTACACCAGTCAGCGTGATCGCGCCTACAGTTGGCGCAACCGCTGTGACCGTTGGCTTCGTGACAGAGGGAGCAACACCCGCGAGCGTAGTTGCGCCCACGCTGGGAGTGATTACTGTGCCCCGGATGACACTGGACGCTACACCCGAGATCGTCAGAGTACCGATGCCGACCAGTGGCGCAAGATCCGTCGTCAGCCGAACCTGACCGACTGATGGCGTGATCGTTGTATTGGCCACAAAGCTAACCCGAGAGAGGAATCATCTCGCAAGTGGCCTCGACAAAGCCGACGCCGTACGTTGAATATGCGTTCAACTTCGAGACCGTATATCGCAATCCATTCCACTTCACGACATCAGCTGTTGCAGCAATGCCTGCGTCGCGCAGCTTGAATCGCGTAATCACCAGGATGTTGTCCGTCGCGTGCTCACCGACCGCGCCGCGCTGGAGCAGCTCGCCTTTGTCGGAGGTCACTACGCCAGAGAATCTCGTGAACTCGGTCTTGACGACACCACGCCCGCTATTGTCTGTAGTGATCGCGTTGCGCTCGCAAACGAGAGTGTTGTCGCAGAAATCGGGGTCCAGGAGCACTTCGGAGACATCAAGCAGGGGCATCTTCATCCCCCAAAGACTCATCGTTGAATATCTCAAGACCCGCTGGTGTCAGCTCGCACTGATATCCTTGGTCGATCGCGAGCCCCAAACTGACGAGCCAGTCGGTCGCATCTTCCCCCGCGCTCATATTTCGATGCGGTAGATGGACGGCGGTAGCAGGTCCCCCGATCTGAGGACCCGATTCAATATGAGTATCGTCGGAATACTGATACCAAACCGATAGTAAGTGGTGGATCGCTTTGCGCATTGGAAGCGACAGACTATCCATTCTCGTGGCCTACTTCTTCGTCCGCACGACTGATGTCACCGCATTACGAAGCTGACCTGAATTGACCAAACTGACGATACCTGCTGCTGTCTGCGCCGTCCCAGGGTCCACTCCGCTGGCCACCTGCTCAAGATAGCGCTCCTCATTCGGCCGCCGTGATTGCGTCTGCCGTGCGTACTTGCGCGCCCTGATCGTCGAAGGCTTCAGCGGCGGCGGAATGTTGCTGCCAATTTTCCGCTTCACGCCAGACTCGGCCACGATGCCGGCGGCGCTCAATTCGGCGTCACTCTTTTGAGTATTGCCATCCAGAGCTGCCCCAGCCGCGCCGCGTAGGTGAGGCATCCAATCGCGCTGTGACTCGCGCGTTCCGGGCACCAGCCAGGGACGCGCCGGCACATTACGCGCGGGACTACCGGTCTCCATGAGGTAGCCGATCATGGCATTGGTCGGGTGTGTATTGGTTCCGTCGTCCTGACGGGCTGCGTTCGATTCTGGGATACCGATCAAGACTTGCTTGCCGACAAGCTTGGTGATCGAACTCACCACCGCGTTGACCTTGTCTTTGGTGATGATGATGCGGGGAGCCAAGCTTATTCCGGAAAGTACGGGCTCCAGATCGGCCACAACCCTGAGCTGATTGCCCCTCCCCCACATGCGCCGAGTTGCACGCCACCTGCGCCAAACATCTTTGCAAGATCTATGAGCCTGATTCCGTAGTTTGTCTGGTTCCAGAACGCCTCGTTCTCCCAAGTGACCGCTTTGGTGTCGTACGACTGTGAGACCTTGTCGATCGCCTTGGCTGTCGAAGGCCCCTTGACCTCGCCTGGCACCCCACCAGCCTGCGCTGTGGCTACGGCACGCTGACTGATCGCGATGTGGTGCGCGACAAACAACCCGATGCCGTAATCGAGTGATGCTGGATCCCATTGCTGACCCACGCTGGAATTCGAACTATTCAGGAAGTTCTGCGCCAACCCGATGTAGAAGGTGATCGCATCATCGGGCGCGGTGTCGGGCTCCGCGAACTCCCGAAAGATTAACCTGAACAGCGTAGGGGTCACGGCTTGTTGCCGCCCTTGGCCGCCTTCAGTTCATTCACAGGCGTGTTGAGTTCGGCTTCAAGCTTCGCCTGGTCAACGGGTGCATCGATCCCTTTGCCCTGCTCGGCGCCCAGCTTGTTCACGGGCGTATTGAGCTGACGCGCGACATCCTGCTCATTGACCTGATGCACCTCGTGGGCCCCAGTCGCACGCCTGAGCGCATCTTGAGCCTTCTGCAACTCCCGTGCGTCATCTGCCTCCTTCTGCTTGCGAACCTCCTGCTCCTTCTTGACTCGCGCTGCCGTGACTTCGGGCCGCTCGAGGCAGCCATCTGCATAGTGCACCTTGATGAAATCGTGCTTCGCGACGTCATCGGGAAGATCGATCTCAGTGGGAATCCATTCCCCGGTCTGTGCGTTCTTCTGCGGAGTGAACTTCTGCTCGGTCGGTAGTCGCTTCTCGCCCACTGAAGGCGAGGAGAACACGAAGGGTCGAAGAAGAGTGAATTTCTTGCTCATGGGCTAAATGCCTCTTTGTGGTTATGCGAGGAGAATCCCCGGCCCGGAACCGGGGATCGTTCAGCCGATGTTCGACCTTCGGCCGCACACCTCGGGGTACACGAGCTCCACCGCACCCAGGCGACCATAATAAGTCGTGAGCTGACGAATGTCGCGGTACTCCAGCGGAGTGCGTTGCAGAGGCACATAAGGCCAGCGCACCCGCACCGGGTCCTTCACATAAGCGAACATCGAATCCGTCGCCGCGACGCCGAGCGTATTGGAATTGGCCGTGCCCAAGAGCCACTTCGTGGGCTGAATCTGTAGCTTCTGGCCATTCGAAGATGCCAGATTATTGCGCAGGAGGAATTCCAGAATCGAAATGTTGCCGGCCGAGCTGATCAGAGTGGAGGTGAGAATGGAGAATGCCGTGGTCGGGACCAGCAGGCGGTCCGGAATCACCGCCCAGGCAGCCGCCGCCCAGACTGAGTTCAGGAGCGAATTGACATCCGCCAGGATCTGTGCCGGCGTCGCCGATCCCCAGCTTCCAGTCACCGCATTGCCGGTATTCGTCAGCAGCGAATGATTCAGCAATCCGTTCATGCCCAGCACAGAGTCGCCGACGTAAACTTGTTCGTCACAGTCCATCTGGTGTTTGAGTTGCATGCCCATGAACTTCTGCTCATCCACCGGGCGGCCCAGCGCCTGAGCGGAAGCGAGCTCGGGAATCGTCCACGACAGCTGCATCGCCCACAGTTCCAAAGGCGACAGCGTCTTGCCGATATCCAGCGAGACACCCACGATGGCGCTGGATTCCTTGTTGATCCATGCCTTGTTGGATCCGGCAATGCCTTGTGCCTGAGCAAAGCTGGAATTCGTGTACGAGGTCTTCTCGTCCGCGATCGAGACATCCTCACGGAAATCGATATCGCGGGTGTACGTCACGGAGGCAAGCGGCATGTGCAAGCGCTGATCGAGGCGCTCCAACTCACCGACCAAGAAGACACCGGCCGAATCGATCGTCTGAGAATCGAAGGTGAACAAGCCGTCATGGGTGCGGACGTCGCGCAGGCGCTTTGCCGCCTCCTTGACCGAGAGTGACCGGCGCTGATCCAGCGGGGTGCACGTATCCTTGACGATCGTCACAGGGACTGTCATGCCCCGGGGAGACCGCGGAGCAGCGTGGGAACCAATCATTTTTCGTACCTCGCCAGATTTTTGGCAATAAAAAACCCGCACGAGGCGGGCTGAGGGAATCGAAGAGTTACAAAGGCGCGTTAGATGTTGAACGCAACCTCCGCATTACCTGCCGAGTCCACCGGTCCGGTGAAGTACGCACCGCCTCCGAGGGTGTAGGTCGAGGTCAGCTGGTAGGTGTTGGCCGTGGTAGCGCCCTCCACCCCACCGATGATCTGACTGCCGCTCGGGCTCTGGTAGCGGATGAACACACCGGAGCCCAGTGCGCAGCTCGCACCACCCAGCTGCACCAGCACGTTGATGTATCCCCGGCGCAGGATGCCTGCGAGACCCGTAGTGGGCGGCACCGACGTGCCCAGCGCATCGCTCGCATTCGCGCCCGTAACGGGGAATGGCCGAACCAAGAAGCCGTATACGACGTCATTCTGAGCGGACACCGGAATGACCTTGCCCGCCGAGCTCTTGGCCGGCAGACCGTAGGCCGGGAATGCCGTTGCGCCAAAGGCCTGTGCCTCGACGGTCGCCGTGGACGGCCGGGAAATATCGCCAGGGACGCCATACGGCATCCGATACGTGATCACAGACATGAGAGTTCCTCGTGAAAAAGAAGGGGAATCGAACGATTCGCCGGAAGGGTTCAGGTCTTGCGCGCCCAGAACTCCTGGTTGCGTTTGTTGAGCTCGGCAATGCTGGCGGGCGGGGAAAAGTCCCCTGTCTTGCGCGCGTGAACGGTGGTCGAGCGCTGATTGTTGCGTGCGCGGGCCAGCTGCGCCGCGCCGTTGAAGACCCCGAGAAGCTTCTCCCCCTTCAGGCTCTCGATCGCCATGCCCATGGCGAAGGGGCTGACGTTGGCCGAGCCGCCATCGGCCGTCATGTGCTTGGCGAGGGCTGTGCGCATGAAGTTGGCAAGAACCGCCCCTTTGTTGCCCTTGAGGGAATCGGCGGTCGGCTTGGCGATACCCGGCGCCAGAATCTCAGCGCGCGCGATCACGCCCTGCAGCACCGGCTCAGTGGCGGCCGCATCGCCGGTCATGCTGCCTTTCCAGGTCTTGCCCAGATTCACGACATGTCCCGGAGACTCGGCTTCAAGTACGGTGTCACCGGTCTTCTCGTGTTCTTCGGCTTCTTCCTTCTTCTCCTCCTTCTTGGCAGCTTCGGCTGCCGCGTCGGCAGCTTCCTTGCGCTTCTTCTCTTCCTCCGCATCGCGAGCGTCCCGCGCAGCCATCCAGTCCTTTATGCCCTTCATGTCCTTGGCGAGCTCGCTGTACTTGCTCTCGCTCTCTTCGGCAGCGTCGCTGGTCGCGACCGCTGCGAGCGCCGTCTCAACCTTGGTCGCATCCTCGGTCTTGATTCCGAGGGCAGCAAGAACCGCGCGAAGCACGGGGCCGTTTGTCTTAGCCATAGATACCTCTTCAGTTTGATGATCGCGGACGGCGACTCGCGCGCCCGCGCGGCCTGCCTTCACTCCGGCCACGTGATTGCCCAGAATGTTTCGTTGGATCGCTTTCCCAGGCTCGATCTGCTCGTAATCGGAGTCGTATCCGGCTGAGAGTTCTGGGAGATGTTTGTTGACGTAGTCAATTGCCATCGGGTCTTTGACGATGATGTCTGCGACGATCAGATCGTCTTCTATTCCCGACCCGCGACGCACGTTTTGAACGTGCCCCACGGTGTGATTCTTCCAGTTCGTGACATCGACTCCCTCGGGAGGATGCTCAATGACGAAGTCCTTCCCCTCAAAGGATTTGAGCGTGTTCTCGTGGAACACTTCCTCGGGTAACCGTTGGACAATAATCTGGCCTTGGCCATTCGGCCTCAGTCCATCGAGTTCATGAGCCGCGTAGATTTGCTCGCCGGTGCGCGCGATCGGGGTGCCTTCCAGCACGAGAAAGCCTTCAGGCGTTA